TTCAAGCAGCGCTTTACTTTGATTCAAAGGCCGCCGCCCTGCCGGGTGGCGGCCTTGTCGGTTACTTAGTATCCGTTCTGCTCTGCGCCATAGACGGCCTCGCTGTGTGTAAAGCCCTCGTATTCGAGCTGCTCAATCAAACCGTCTTTTGAAAACGACGAATGCCTGAGATAACTTGCGGCTTTTCCCGCGGCCTGATCGTACCAGTCCGCATCACAGTGATTCGCGCCCCATGTGGCTTGGCCATTGGTGAATCCCTCGTATTCAAGTTGCTCAACCAATCCGCTATAAGAAAAGTTGGAGTGCTTCAAATACTGCTTCGCCTGTCCTTCGGCTTGATCGTACCAATCAGCACCGCAGCAGTCTGCCGCATAGGTGGCGTCCTCTTTTGAATATTTTTCATATTCAAGCTGTTCAATCAGTCCGCTATAGGAGAAATATGAATGCTTTAAATACGATTCCGCGGATTTTATAGCATTCTTTTGCCCCATTGTTTCATTTTGGACACGTTCGATTTTCGGCGTTGAGGGATGCTCATCCTGCGAATTCCCGTTTTGTATGGGTTCCTTTTCGGCAAAAGAATCGTATTGGATTTTTCCATTAAATCCACTTAAAAGAATCGTTGAATCTTCTGCCAAAAGCTGTCCCATTGCGGTTTTGCAGCCGATTTCTTTTGCAGCGGTTTCTGAATCAATTAGGCAAGCCGAAAAAGTTTCTTGCATTTCGGCCCAGTTTTCGGGCTGAGCATCGGATGCAAGCGAGGCGCTCACGATGACCAATGGGGTTCCATTGTTGTCAGAACAGGAAACCTCAGCATCTTGGTACGCTTCGACAAAACAGGCCAAGACGCTGCTATAGTCAATTACATCTTCTTCGACCTCTGCTGAAGCCAACGTGGGTGATGGAGTGTTGACTTCTTCCGTCTCTGCCGACTCGCCGCAGGCGGCCAGAGTAAAAGCAAGGGCAAGCGCGAGGATCATTGCAAGAGACCGCTTCATGGCATTGCCTTCTTTCCGTGCCCGAATCGGGCACAAATTTTTATTTTCTCCGCGAATTTGCGGGGAATTTACAATTTCGTCCCTTGTTTCGACACAATATCCCCTTGAAAGGTGCTATGGTGAAGGAACACCGCAGGCCACCGGGACTTGAAACGGCCTGCGCGGGCTCCGCCGTCGGTTGCAGAGGGCGGCGGGGCCAACATAAAATAGAATAGCAGGATGTTGTGCTGCAAAATACGAAAGAGAGGTACATATCATGTCCGACATGCCCAAAGCAGCACCGGCCGCGACCGACGTCACGCAATATGTCATAGACCAATTTGCCCGGCTTACGCCGGAGGAACAGCGTCTTGTTATTGCTTACGCCGAGCTTTTACGAGATCGACGTACCGCGCAACGTCCTGCTTCTCATCTTCGGTAAGGTCACCGAATACCTCCAGCAGCCTGTCCATTGTGGATGGGCTGCTTTGCTTTTTTTCGCCGAGCAAATCGGCGGTCGTTGTACCGAGGACTTGTGCGATTTGCACAAGGTAGGCTTTATAGGATTTAGACCTGCCCTTTCGCCAATTCGTAACAATCACTTCGGACACGCCTACCGCTTCAGCAAAGGCTTTTTGCTCCATTCCCTGTGCGTCGAGCAATTCAAAAATACGGTCTCTGGTGTCCATACGGGGCAGTCCTCCAATGACAAAAAGAGAATATCAAAATTGTTTACTATTTACAAACTTTCGAAAATCGAAATCAAACACTTGACAATTTCGGTTTTCGAAATTAAGATAGGCGTACAAGGTAAACGCAAGGTTTACACGAAATGAAAGGAGAGAAAGACATGAACGAGTTTGAAATGAGCATCAAGTCCACCCCCAGCGGGGCGAGTGTATATCTGAATGGAGCGCCAGGTGATCTCATTGTTCAGCTCGGCGTCCTCGCCAGTACTCTCAGCAAGCGGAGCGGCGCTCCTCTGGGCCTGCTGGCCGAGATGGTTCTTCACGGCGATGATATCGCGAAGCAAATCGCAAAGGGCTGCGTCGGCTTTGACCTCAGCGCGGTGAAGCGGCAGCCGGGCGGTGAAAAGTAAATCCACAATTTACTGTATACCACAAATTTCACGCAAAATCAAGAGAAAGGACGTGACAAGAATTGACAAGATTCCGCATCCGGGAGCTGCGCGAGGCGCGCGGAGTAAGCCAGCACGGACTGGCCCGCCGGCTCGGCGTGACCAAGATGGCGGTCAGCCGGTGGGAGAACGGGGCGGCCATGCCGACGGCGGACAAGCTGCCGACGATCGCCGCGCTGCTGGAATGTGAGGTCAACGACCTCTACGACGACGAGACGCTTCGCGCCGCGAGCGAGGCGGCGAGGGCCGCGGTGGCGGCCAAGGGCGCGGCGGACGCGAGAGCGCTGGCCGCGGGAAAGTGAGGAGGAGACTATGGCAACTTTAGAGGAGATTCGTCAATCGACGAAGGAGACCATCAGCGCCGCAACAGCGGGGAGCATTCTCGGCTGCGATCCACAGCTGATCCGCGTGCAGGCCCGGCAGGACCGGACACAGCTTGGTTTTCCGGTGATCTTGATGCGCCAGCGCGTACTGATCCCGCGCCGGCCGTTTATCGCTTACATCGACGGCGGCGCAAGCGCCCCGACATCTTGACATTACCACAAAGGAGGACAAAAATCCATGGCACCGCAATACCCGAATATGTACCAGAGGGCGCGCAAGGTGACCCTTTTGACGCAGGAAGAGGCCGCGGAGCGGCTGGGCATCTCTGCCGAGACCCTGAAGCGCTACGAGACCGGCAGGCTGACGCCGTCGGACGAGACGGTGGCGAAGATGTGCGAGACCTACGGCGTCCGCTGGCTCGAGCTGGAGCACGCTCAGGCGACCGACACGCTCGGTATCCTTCCGCCGGTGGAGCCGAAGCCGCTGCCGATGGCGACCATCTCGCTGACGAACCGCCTGCGCGACGCAGCGGACCGGCTGGCCGGACTGCTCCGCATCGCCGAGGACGGCGTGATCGACGACACGGAGCGGCCGGAGTTCGACAGCATCGTGCAGGACCTGCGCGAGACCATCGCCGCGGCGTATCAGGTGATCTACGCGGACGGCGCAAAAAAAGAACGCCCCGAGGCTGGCACCTCGAAGCGTTCCCTGTTCCAGAGGAAGGACTCTGAAAACCATTGCACAAACAGTATATCGCAGAAAAAGACGAAAGTCAACCCCTACCGGGGGGAGGCGAGAGCATGACGGGACTGGACAGCTTCCTGATCCTCGTTGGCATCACCGCCCTGACGGAAAGGCTGATGAAGATCATCGTCTATTTGGACCGCCCAAGAGACAGGAGAAGAGGCTATGACGCGAGATGAGATATTGAGAGAGAACAAACGCGGCGGGGGCATGTTTGCCGTCATCCCCTCCGTCGTGATGCTGGATGAGGAGCTGCCGGCCTCGGCCAAGCTCCTCTACGGCGTGATCACATGGCGCAGCGGCAAGTATGGCTTCTGCTGGGCGACCAACGATGTGCTCGGGGCCGACGTCGGTATCAGCGGCAAGCGGGTCTCCCCGCTCATCACGCTGCTGGAAAATCGCGGCCACATCGAGACGGAGCTGCTGCTCAATACGGCGCTCTCCGGCGGCAAGCAGCGGAACATTTATCCGGTGGTCAAAAGCGCCCGCGGACTGGCGGGGGGTATGCTCAAAAATGAGGATACCCTATCCTCAAAAATGAGGAGGGGGTCTCCTCAAAAACGAGGAGACGGTATCCTCAAAAATGAGGAGCAAAAAAAGAAAAATAAATATATAAATATACCCCCTATAGTCCCCCATGACGTTGCGGACGTTTTGCTCGAATACTGCGGCGAGGACGAACAGCTGCTCTCCGCTCTCTGCGGACTGCTGGAAAATCGTGCCAAGGTGGACCGCAGCAAGACCGTGGTGACCACGCGGGCCATGAACGGCATCCTTGCCAAGCTCGACCGGCTCTCCAAAGGAGACCACGCGACGAAGTTCGCGCTGCTGGAAAAGGCGATCACGAGCAACTGGCTGACGGTCTACGCGCTCAAGCCGGACGAGCTGCCGCGCGCATCGGGCGGCGACGAGGTCAAGCTGGGGGTGTACTGATGAGCGAACGAGGCTTGAGCGCCGAGCAGGCGTTGCTCGGCTCGATGCTGCAGGACGAGCGCATCCTGCCCGACGTGATCCACACGGTGCGCGAGGACGATTTTGCTCTTGACGCGGACCGGCTGATCTTCGCCGCCATGCGCGATATGTATATCCACGGCAAGCCGATCGACGGCGTGACGGTCCGCGCCCGAATCGGGCAGGACTACAGCGACTATCTGCTCCAGCTGCTTGAGTGTACGCCGACCGCTGCCAACTGGGAGTCCTACGCCGAAGGAATGCTGGATGATGCGACCAAGCGCCGCGTGCGGGATCTGGCGCAGAAGCTGCTGGACGCACCGGACACGGACCAATACGGTCCGCTGCTTGAGGACATCCGCAAGCTCTCCGCCGGCAAGCGCCGCTTCGAGATCTACGACGCCGCGCAGCTGTTCGCCAACTACATGGAGCGCCAGTCCAAGGGCGAGGACAAGAACTATGTCCGCTACGGCCTGCGCGAGCTGGACGACGCGGTGCATACGCGCCTCGGCCACGTCGTGGTCATTGCGGCCCGCCCCGGCCACGGCAAGACGGCCTTTGCGCTGCAGATCGCCCGCGAGATCGCCAAGACGCGCCGCGTCGGCTTCTTCTCGCTGGAGACGGACCACCCCGACGTCGAGGACCGCCTCATTGCCGAGACCTTCGGCGTCGGCATGGACGATTCGACCAACTACCGGCTCCAGCAAAAGGACTACGACTCGCTCGCCGCACATCACGAGCAGCTCACGGGGCGCATGTTCAAACTGGTCCACTGCCCCACCGCGACGGCTGCGGAGATCATCGCGGAGGCGGAGGCCTGCCAGTTCGAGGTCATTTTCGTGGACTACCTTCAGCTCATCCAGCCGGAGCGCTCGAACCCAAACCGGCAGGAGGAGATCGCGCAGATCTCCCGCGCGCTGCACGCCTTTGCGCAGCGGTCCAAAACGCTGGTCTTCGAGCTCTCGCAGCTCAGCCGACAGGAAAAGGGCGGCTGGCGGCAGCCGGATCTCCCTGACCTGCGTGAGAGCGGCCAGATCGAGCAGGACGCCGACACGGTCATGTTCATTTTCCGCCCGTCGGAGAATGACAAGCGATTCGACGTCAACAACCATCGGTATATCAAGATCGCCAAGCAGAAGAACGGCCCGCGCACCACGCTGGTCGCGAGCTTCGACGGCGCACATCAGAAGTTTGCCATGATCGACTTCCAGCATGCCGAAGGCTCCAAGGCGATGCGCGATTTTGTGGACAAGGGCAACTTCGTCAAGCAGCAGCGCCGGGCGCACGGCGACGGCCAGCTCCGGCTGGAGGAGCTGCCGCCGGATGCCGAAGCGCCGTTCTGAAAAATCGAGAGAAAGAGAGATAAAAAATGCCAAGAATCGGAGAACCCTATGTCATTGCGGCAGACGTCGGCGCATTCGCCGGCCCCGGTGGGAAGCCGCTCCCGCAGCTGATCCCCGGCCGCATCACCTACATCAACCGCGCACACCGCTGGTTCCTCGTCGAGGCTCCGCTCGGCGACGGCGTCACGGTCCGCGAGGGCTTCAAATTTTGACAGAGAGACAACAGGAGGAGAGCTATGAAAACCATTGCGATCATGAACAACAAGGGCGGCGTCGGCAAGACCGTGACCGCCATCAACCTCGCCGACATCCTCGTTGCGGACCATAAGCAGCGCGTGGTGCTGGTGGACTGCGACGGGCAGGCGAACCTGACGGGCTACTTTCCCGAGGTAGCCGAGCACGTCGCCGACCTCGCGACCACGGCGGACGTGCTGTGCGGACTCAGCGAGCCGGTCTGGTGCGACAATCTGGTACCGGTCCGTCCGGGGCTTGACCTGCTGCCGAGCAGCTCGGACTTATACGGGCTTGACCTCGACGCCATCAAGGACGGCATCAGCCTGCCGGAGGCGCTGCGCCACTTCACCGAGGCCGCGAGCGACGACGGCGAGACGGACTGGATGATCTTCGACTGCCCGCCGGGCTACACGGTCTCGAGCGTGGCCGCCCTGCTGGCGGCGCAGGAGGTCATGATCCCCGTGCAGGCGGACGCCTTTTCGATTCAGGGCGCGTTCTCCGTCCTCGACCAGGTGCGGCGCGCCGGCAACACCCACGGCGGCATCAAGGCCCGCGTGCTGATGACGCAGGCGCGAAATGATGAGGTCGTTCGGGCGTATGCCCAGCTTTTGACCGAGCGCCATGTGCCGATGTACCGCACGGCGATCCGGCGCTCGAACAAGGTCCCCGAGAGCACGGGGCAGCATGAGCCGCTGCGGACCTACAGTCCGCGCAGCAGCGCAGCGATCGACTACCGCAGCCTCGCCCGCGAGCTGATGGAGGAGGTATGAGCATGGCAGGCAAGAAATTTGACCTTTCCGCGTTCGCCAAGACATTGCCCGACAATGTGGATCTGCCCGAATCGGGCATGACGCGCGAGATCCCGGTCGACGACATCCTCGACAATCCGCGCAATTTTTACCCGCGCCCGGACAACAACGCGCTCGGCGCGCTGATGGAATCCATTCAGGCCAACGGCCTGCTTGAGCCGCCGACCGTCGTGCCGGACGCGGACGGCAAGTACCGCCTGATCTCCGGCCACAGCCGCATGGCGGCGATTCGGCTGCTCGCGGCGAACCGGGACGAGGCCGTCGCAAAGCAGTTCTCCACCGTGCTCTGCCGCGTGCTGCCCGCGATGACGGAGGAGCAGGAGGTCTGCGCGGTGATCGAGGCAAACCGCCAGCGCGTGAAGTCCAACGCGCTGCTCGCGCAGGAGGCGGAAAAGCTCAAGGAGAGCTACATCCGGCGCAAAAAGGCCGGCGAGGAGTTCCCGGTCGGGCTGCGCGACTGGATCGCTAAAGAGCTGCAGGTCAACCCGACGAAGGTCGGCAATCTGCAGGTCATCAAAAAGGGCCTCAAGGTGCCGGGCATCATCGCCCGGTGGGAGTCCGGCGAGCTGCCCGAGGCCGCGGCGCTCGAGATCGCCCGCATGGACGACGAGACGCAATACCGCCTGCTGGACTGGGTCATTGACCACTGCCGCACATGGTCGATCAACAACGTGCGCGAGTTCCGGACCTGTTGGACCTGCTGCAAGCATAGGTGCCCGGCTACCGGCGGCTTCTGCCCGAACGCCGCGAGGATGTACGCCGACCGCTATCGCAATGGCGAGTGGCGCTGTGCCGGCTGCTGCCATGAATGTCTCAGCAAGGAGACTTGCTCCACAGCGTGCCGCTTTGTGGTCGCCGAGCGGCCGCCAAAGGAACCGGAAGTGGTCGTGCCGCGAAACCCGGCAGCAGACGATCCGCGGCTCAAGAACATGACGCCGAAGTTCTGCGAGCGCGTCAAGGCTCTGCGCGAGGCGACCGGCTTGACGCGCAAGGAGTTTGCCGAGAGCATCGGCGAGTATCCCGGCACCTACAGCGCGTGGGAAAACAACAGCCTTGCCGGCGCGGGCTCGCTGCCGAAGCTGGCTCTGACGCTTGGCACGACGATGGACTACCTCTGCGGTCTGACGGATGATCCCGCGCCGAAGCCCGAGACGGCGAGCGAGCCGGAATGGCGGACCGGTGAGCCGCCAAAGAAGGGAGAGTATTACTGCCGTCTCGACTGCTCAGGCATGGAGCTGTATCAGGTGCTCTCATGGGACAGCATCCTGCGGGCGTGGGCGTTTAAAAACGGCGGCACGCGCATCGAAGCGGAGGTGCTCGGCTGGTGGCCGCTGCCCGCGAGGACGTCGGCGAAGGAGGACGCATGAAAAACGCTTACGCAAAGAACCAGGCAGAGCTGCGGCGGCAGCTGCTCAACTATGGGGCGCTGGTCGGCCAGCAGTTCAATGTGGACATGATGTGCCTCGCCCTCAACGAGGAGGACTTCGTGCCGCGCGAGGAGCGGTACCCCAACGTCAAGGTGCCCGGCATGGGCAAGAAATTCAAGGCGGAGCCGATAGGAGGATGAACATGAAAAACGAAGAGATCGTCAAGGCACTGCGGTGCGTTTCCACCGCGGGCGGAGCGCACGGCTGCGAGCAATGCCCGTACTGGAAGGAAGAGGAAGTCCCGGAAGAAGAACGGCCCGTATATGGGGCGGACACTTGGCATTCATGCGATGTCGACCGCGTCGGACTGGACGGCGCGGCTTTGGTCGAAAAGCTGACCGCGCGCTGCGCGCGGTACGCCGAGGAGATCGCCGTGCTGCAGGAGAGGCTGCGGTGGATACCGGTGGAGGAAGAGCTGCCGGATCAATGCGTTGATGTCCTGGTGCGTTATCGGGACAAACACATCCTGATGGGGACGGCCATGTGCGATGATTGGATCGAGGAGGATTTTGAGGACGGCGAAATCACGCACTGGATGCCGCTGCCCGCAGGGCCGGAGGTGGAGTGATGGTTAAAATCTTCTGCGATATGTGTGGTCGCGAGGTCAACTATGAGGTCGATGGGATCAATCTTGATTTTAACCGCTACGGCACAGTCAAATTCCGGCAGGGCGAAGAGCTTGAAAAGCAGCTGTGCAAGCGCTGCGCCCAAAAGGTGTGTGACTACATTGACGCCGAGATGAGGAGGAGCCAAGATGACTGACATGGAACGAAAGACCTTCTGCGCGGCGCTCAGCCGCTACGGCGGACAGGCGCAGATCACGATGATGTTTGAGGAGATGGCCGAGCTGCAGGACGTGCTGTGCAAGTTCCTGCGCGGTCGCGTGGACGGCGACACGCTCGCCAATATTGCCGAGGAGATCGCCGACGTCGGGATCATGCTCGACCAGATGGCGATCGAGTTTGAGGTCGAGGACGCAGTGGCGGAACAGCGGGCCTGCAAGGTCCGGCGGCTGCGGGAAAGGATAGAGAGCGATGCCTGAATATATTGAGCGGGACGCGCTTTTAGATGATTTGGCCGCTGCCGTGGATCATCGAGGTATGGGGCAGATTATAGGACAAACCCTCATGAGGTATGTCAAACGTCAGCCCGCCGCCGATGTCGCCCCGGTGGTGCATGGGCGAATCGTCGGGTCACTTGAGGGCGGGCTCTATCGCCGGAGGTTCTCTTGCTGCGGCGAGGACGCTACGGCGATAACGCAGTGGATGACCCCAAACTACTGCCCCAACTGCGGGGCGAAGATGGACGGAGGTGCTGAAAATGCCTGAGTTTCGGAGACTGACTTACAAGACGCCCGACGGGGCGTGGGGCATCGAGGGCGTGAGCCTGCTCACCTGCCCGGCACGGCTCTACGGCACGGCCGCGAAGCTGTGCGACATGGAGAGCCTGTGCGAGGGCGTGTATTGCGCCAGGGACGCCGAGCTGACGCTCGACGCGCTGCAGGAGCTGGTGGACAAGGGCCTCGGCGGCAATTTTATCGATCTGCGCAAGGCGCTGAAAGGGGTGGAGCTATGACGGGGAGCAAGGTATTGGTCGTCAAGCTGCCGGTGTCGGTCGGTCAGGCGACGCCGCGGCCGCACTTCGTCGGAAAGGCGTCGAGCGAAAAGGCGGACATCCACGCCCGGCTGAACCGGTACTGGTCGGAAAAGGGGCCGGGCGCGATGAACCGGCTCTCCGAGGCCTGCGGGCTGGACGCCTCGAAGCTCTACCTGATGCAGCGAAACGATGGGAAATTTGATATTGAGCACTGGCGTGCGGTCAGCGCGGGCCTGGACAATCTCGGATACGGAGGGACGAAATGACAAGAAAACGGATGATCAAACTGCTGATGAGCGTCGGCTGCGACCGAAATAATGCGGTCAAGGCTGCGAACCTGTGTGATGGGAGCACCTCGCACGCGGAGATATATCACGAGCTATGCGAGGCCTTTGCCAAGGTACTGGGAATTCTCCATGACGATATGACCGGTGACGTCGCCGGGATGGTCGGGAGCGTGTATGGCTGAGCTGTTCTACTGCGTGCGGCAGCACGCAGGGAATCTGGTCAAGGAGTACCGCGGGACGATGCCGCCGCGCTATGCGCCCTCCGACACCGACGAGGACCGGCGCGCCAAGGCCGACCTCAAGGCGCAGCGGCGCACGGTGCTCAACCGCGATTCCACCGACCGGCTGGAGCTGATGATCGCGCTCATGGGCAAGTACGCCACGCACTACATTCTGGAGTTCGACGACGAGCATCTGCCGGAGCGCTTCGCCGATGTGCGAAAGGCGCTGCGGGCCTTCCTACGGCGCGTGGAGCGCTTCCGAGGCAAGGGCGGGCTCGACTACATCCCGGCCATTGAGGGCCTGCACGGGGCGCACAGGTATCACATCCACCTCGTCGCGGACTACCGGCAGCTCTCGCCAGCGGAGGTGCGGTTCCTGTGGCAGTGCGGCGAGGTGACGGATTGGCCGGTATATAAGCGACACGGCAAGGTGCTCGGCTTCCGTTACCTCGCGCGCTACCTCACCAAAGAGCGCAGCGACGGGATCATCATCCCGGTGGGGCGGCATCCGTGGAGCTGCTCGCGCAGTCTACGCGCGAAGCTGCCGCCGCCGGAGGTTTGGCTCGACGAGAGCGACCGGATCGAGGTCCCGGAGGGCGCGCTGCTCCCGCGGATGCGGGCCGGCGGCAGTCAGTTCGGCAGCTACCGGGTCGCCTCGTGGCTTGAGGCGTAAGGTATCGCGTGCGCGCGTGCGCGCGACATTACTTGTAACCTAATGGCTTTTTAGTGACAGAATGAAAGGATGGCGATGAACGACTTGAAAACGATCGCGAAAGGTGCTAAACTCAACATCAAGGACGGACACATCGTGTGTCCCGTCTGCCGGATGAAAACCAGGCAGATCATCCGACCGGAAACCGAGGCGAAAAACCTGCAGGTGTTCTGCGCGCAGTGTAAGTCGCAGATGCTCGTGAATATCAAAACTGGCCAGTGCTCTTTTGTTAGCCCGTGCTGATCGAGTCCAGACGTTGGACGTGATCGGTGCGGGTGTTTTCTTTTGCCTATGTTTGATTATTCACGAAAGAACAAGCGCTGGCAGCGGCTGCGTGTGCTGGCGCTCCGGCGGGACGGATACCGGTGCCGTGAAGCGGCGCGGTACGGTCGGCGCGAGGCGGCGCAGGTGGTGCATCACATCTGGCCTGCTGAGGACTACCCTGAGTATGCGTACTGCCTCTGGAACCTCGTGAGCCTGTCGAGCGCGGCACACGATGCAATGCACGATCGCGTGACCAGGAAACTTACAGCGCTCGGTGAGCGCTGGCGAAATAGAGTCCCCCCACCTTCCGACGAGTGAATGTGGAGGGTCCGCAGC